GAGGATCGTGCCCAGCAATCCGCCGCCGCTCGCCCCGCCGCCGCCCAGCGACCCCAGTCCCTGGTGCAACGCCGACGCCGCGATCTCGCCGAGCACGCCCAGCGCCATCACGCGCAAATCCTCGAACCCCAATTTGCCGGTCTTCACCGCCCGCAGCAGCGCGCCTTCGATCGCGCGCCCGGCGCGGTCGGCGCCTGCCTCCAGCGGTCCCTCGATCTGTCCGCGCATCTCCGCCACGTCGCGCGCGAAGCCGCGCGTGTCGGCACGCACGCTGACGATCAGCCGTTCGATCTCTTCATCCATCGGGAAAAAGCTCCTTGAGCCGCGCGAGCTCGCCATCGCCGAGCGGCGCCGCATCCTCGCCCGCCAGCGCCCGCACCAGCGCGCCCAGCTCGGCCGGCGTAGCGTTCCAGAAAGTCCCGGGCGTCCAGCCGAACGCCACCCCCGCCGCGCCGCTCAGCCGCAGCGCCGCCTCCGCGAAGCGCATCACCGCCCCGCCAATATCTGCCCGATCAGCATTTTGAGCGTCGGCATGTTCGCCGCCAGCCCGCGCGCGGTCACGCCCTCGGCAAAGGCATCGCGGCTCAATCCCTCGGGCCGCTCGCGCAGGCAATGCCAGAACAACGCCACCATCTCGCTCAGCGCCAGCCGCCCGTCCGCGGCACGCTCGACCAGGGCGAACAACGGACCCAGCTCCCCCTCCGCCGCCACCAGCGCCGAAAAGCTCGGCCGCAACACCAGCACCTCGCCGGCAATCCGCAACTCGGCCTCGCCGCGTACAGGATTGGCCCCGCTCATGCCGACACCACCGGCCCGGAACTCTCCAGGCTCAGCGTGTAGCTGCGCTCGCCGTTGAAATCCCCGGCATAGTCCAGCCGCGTGACCAGGAACCGCCCGGTCATGCTCTCGCCGCTCTCGAAGCTCAGCCGGTAATCGTCGATCGCGCCCGACAGCGCATTGGTCTTCACCCGCGCTTCCGCCGCCGATCCCGTGAACACCCCGGCGCCCGACACGCTCACCGAGCGCACGCCCGCGCCCGACAGCAATTCGCGCCACCCGCCCGAATCCTTGCTGGTGATCACCACTGCCTCGCCATTGACGCTGAGCTGCGTCGTCCGCAGCCCCGCCACCGTGGTGAAGCTCACCGGCGATCCGCCATTCCCCACCTTGAGCAGGAACGCGCTACCCTTCTCCGCCGCCATGTCATTTCTCCTTGCATGTGCTCCTGCGAAAGCAGGAGCATTGGATTGCGAGCCCCCCTCCGTTCGCTTCGAGCGAAGTCGAGAAGCATTCGCCCGACAGCCGTTTCTCGACTTCGCTCGAAACGAACGGTGAGGAAAAACCGACCGCCTAGTTCGCCTGCAGCATCCGCACCCGGAACTCGACGACCGCCGCGCACAGCGCCGGCCCCTCGCGGAAGATCCGGCTGCGCACGAACGCCAGGCTGGCGATCCGCCACCCCTCGCCCAGCTCGCGCGGCAGCCCGGCCACCGCCGCCGTGGCGTGGTCGGCCAGCGCGCGCAGCCGCGCGCGGTCCTCGCCCGCCTCGAACAGCCCGACCGCCAGCCGGCCCTCGCGCCCCATCATGTCCTTGGTGCCCCAGTCGACGAGCACCGGATCCTCGACCACCGCAAAGGGCCGCACCGCGCGCGCCGGCGGCGCGTCGAACACGCCGTTGATCGCGATTCCCAGTCCCGGATGCGCGCCGAGCACTGCCTCGACTGCCTCGGTCAACACCGCATGTGCGCTCATCGCAACAACCCTCCCAGCCAGCGGAGCGCCGGATCGCGCAGCCAGCGCCGCCCGAGCCCGCGTCCCGAAATCACCACGCGCCCCGGCTCGGCCTCGACCGATACGCCCGGCAGCTTTTCCCGCGCCGCATCCGCCAGCCGCGCCGCGGCGCGTGCGGAGGCACGCGCGCCGATCGCCTCGGCCCGCGCCTCGAATCCCTCCATCATGCCGATCGCCGCGCGCTCTCGAGCCGCATCCGCCGCCACGGCCGCCACAGGGCCGCGACCGCCGCCGGCGGCGCTCCGCCGCTCGCCCGCGCTTCGAAGAGATGCGCCGCCAGCAGCACCACGCCCTGCGTCAGCGGCACCGGCAGCCCGCTCCACTCCGCGGCAAGGCCCGCCGCATAGCCGACCCGCAGCCGACCCGCCGCGATCGCCGCGCTGCCGCGCACCCAGCCTTCGCCGGCCGCGTCGATGTCGATCGCATAGGTGTCGGCAGGCAAAGCGAATCCGTTGTCCGAAAGGTTCAGTCCCTCGACGCGATCGATCGTCATCACAGGCGCGCCGACGAGCCGTTGCCACGCGGCATGCGCGGGCAACGTATCGGTCCACATCCGCGCGATCAGCGCCTGGCCGGTAAACGCCTCGCACAAGGCCAGCGCGGTCGCGGCATGCGTCTCGAGCAATGCGTCCTCGGCCGTGCCCGGGATCCGTAAATGAAGCTTGGCGGCATCGCGCGCTGCGGCGATCGCCGCCGCCGGAAAGGGCGGAGCAAGCATAAGTGTCTCCCCATCGAATTTTGGCCAAAACTCCCTCGCCCCCGAAGGGGGAGAGGGTTGCGCAGACTTGGGTCCGCTTCTTCAGCGGGCCCTAGTCGGAGCTGGGTGAGGGGGTGCGGCCGCTGGGCGGCCGCGCGGAGCTTCGCTCCGCTCTACCCCTCACCAAGCTGCGCTAGGCAGCAAACTGCCAAGCTTCGCTATCCTCTCCCCTATCAAGGGGAGAGGAACAACAAGGCCTCACGAAGCCGCGAACTTGAGCAGCTTGATCGCCTCGGAGTTGCTCACCATCCCCCCCACGCGCTTGGTCGCGTAGAAATGCACGAACGGCTTGTTGCTGTACGGATCGCGCAGCACCTGCGTCTCGCCGCGCTCGGCGATCAGGTATCCCGCCTTGAAGTTGCCGAACGCGATCGACAGCGAATTGGCCGCGATGTCGGGCATGTCCTCGGCCTCGACCACCGGATAGCCGAGCAAGGTCGCCGGCTGCCCCACCGCCAGGCTCGGCGTCCACAGGAACGCTCCGTCGACGGTCTTGAACTTGCGGATCTTCGCCAGCGTCGCGCTGTTCATCACCCAGCTCGCGCCCTGCCGATACGGCGCACGCAGGCTCTGGACCAGATCGATCAGCTTGTCCTCGGGGTTCGTCGCGAACGCGCCCGCGGCGCCGCTCGCGATATATTGCAGCGTCCCGAACGGCCGCGTCGCATCCCCCGTCGAAGCCGTCGCCGCCGCGAGGAAGCCCTTGGGCTTGTTGGTCCCGTTGCCGTTGACGAACGCCGATCCTTCCGCCGCGGCGAATTCGCGCGCGATCTCCTGCGCCAGCCATTCCTCGACGTCGAACGCCGCGTCGTCGAGCATCGCCTGGCTCGCCGCCGGATTGGCGTAGAGGTCGCCGCTCGGCGGGGCGACTTCGTTGAAGGTCGGCGTCGCGGTCTCGGTGCGCGCCGCGGTCTCCGCTGCCCAGCCCGATGCGATCCCGCCGCTGGCCACCAGCTTGCGGTATCCGCTCGATCCCACCTTCACGACATTGGCGATCGCGCGAATGGGCGAGACCGATTTGAGCGTCGCGTCGATGCGGGCATCGATCTCCTCGGGCACGGCATAGCCGCCCGCGGCATCGCTCGTCCCCGACATCGCCTTCATCTCCACGCCGCCGCTGCCGGCGCGCAGGAACCCCTCGAACGCCGCGCTGCCCAGCGGCCTTCCGCCCGCCAGCATCGGCCGCACCGGCGGCAATCCCGCCGCTTCCACAGCCTCGAAGCTCGCCTCGAGGCCGTCCGCTTTCACTTCGATCATGTCCGTCTCCCACAAAAAGAAACCCCTCCCGCCAACTGCGAAAGGGGCACACCCGACTCTCCTGAATCTTCCCAGACTGGGCTGTATCGGCATTCAAAATCCTCCCCCGCCAGGGGGAGGTGTCGCCGAAGGCGACGGAGGGGGAGGTAAGCGACGTCCTCTCTATCTAGCGCAGTGCTTCCGCCCCCTCCGTCACGCTGCGCGTGCCACCTCCCCCTGGCGGGGGAGGATCTGGAAGGCCTCGCCCACCTGAATGTCGATGTCCCTAGCCCCCGGCCACCGCATGCACGCGCGCCAGCGGCTGCATCGGACTCGAGACCAGGCTCACTTCGAGCAGTTCGAGCCCCCTGATCTCGCGCCGCGGCCCGTCACGGGCCTCGGTCACGCGATATCCGAACGAGAGGCCGGTCACGGCGCCCTTCGCCACTGCCTCGGCGAGCGCCGGCGCCGCGACGCGCCCGATCACGCGCAGACCGCGCTTGTCCTCGGCCAGTTGCTCGATCTCGCCCACCGGCTTGCCCGAATGCTGCCACAAGAGCGGCACCGGCCGCGCCAGCCGGAACGCCCCCCGGCGCACCACGTCGCCGCCGCGATCGGGCACGTCGAACACCGCGGCATAGCCTGCGAAGCGCACCGCCCTGTCCTGAGCATGTCGAAGGATCATTTCAGCCACCCGGGGAACCCCAGTTTCACTGCCAGCCCGACCAGCACCAATGCCGCGAGCATCCGCCCGGCCCAGGAAAACGCCGCCTTCAATGCCGATCGCTTGGCGTCGCGCCAGGCGCTCAGCAATTCGCGCAGCTCGGCCATGTCCTTCGCCGCGCCGACATCCTCCAGCCCCAGCCGCGCCAGCGCCCGCTGCGCGCTCAGCTCGCCCGCTTCCTCGGCGATTGCCCGCAGAGTCGCGGTATCGGCGCCGTCTTCCTTCGCCTGCTCGATCAGTTGCGCGAGCACCGTTTCGTTACGCATCACATTTCTCCCGATTGCCGCGCCGCACGCCGTCGCCTAGGCCATGGCCATGCGCCGCCGGCTCTTTCCCTTGTTCGTCCTGTTGCTGGTCGTCCTCGCCGCGCTGCTCGCGTGGCTCTGGTGGTCGGACTATGTTCTGATCGACAGATGTCTCGACGTCGGCGGCGCGTGGGATCGAACCACGCGCACCTGCACGCTCACCGTCACGACAATCCGACCATAAACCGTTTCTCCTCGTCGGTGAGGAAATCGGCCGCGCTCACCTGGCGCCACAGCCGCTCGCGATCCTCGGCCAGCGCCGTCACCCGGTCGAGGTCGACCGCCAGCGCCGCATCCGGAAACCAGCCCGTGAGCGCCTGTGCCAGCCCCGCGAGGATCGTCTCCGCCACCGGCAGGATCGCCAGTCGCCACAAAGCCCGGTTGGCCTCACGATAATTGGCGAAGGCGGTGTCGCCCGGCAGTCCCATCAGCATCGGCGGCACGCCGAACGCGAGCGCGATCTCGCGCGCCGCCGCCGCCTTCAGCCCCATGAAGTCCATGTCGGCCGGCGTCATGCTCATCGCCTGCCATTTGAGGCCGCCCTCGAGCAGCATCGGCCGCCCCGCATTGGCCGCCCCCGCGAACGCCGCCTCGAGCTCACTTTTGATCCGCGCGAACTGGTCGGGGCTCAGCACCCCGCCGTCGCTCACGTCATAGACCAGGGCTCCCGAGGGCCGCGCCGCATTGTCGAGCAATGCCTTGTTCCAGCGCGTCGCGGCATTGTGGATCGCCACCGCCCCCGCCGCCGCGCCGAGGCACCCCAGCCCGTAATGGTCGTCGACTGGATTGAACGCCTTGATGTGCGCCACTGCCGGGCGCCCGCCGGCATCCTCCGCCGCAAGCCGGCTGACATGCTCGCCCACCCGGTAGCGATACGCCACCGGCCAGCCCCCGGCATCGGCCTCCACCGTCACTCGCTCGGGCCTGAGCGCGAACAGCTCCCGCACCTGCCCCGCGCTGTCGCAGAGGATCTGCACATAGGCATTGCCGTGCAGCAGCAATTGCGCCGCGACGGTCTCGATCAGCGTCTGCCCGCCCGAGCGCGCGCTCGCCAGTGCCGCCAGCGCCGGGTCGCTCGCCTTGAGCGGCGCCGATCCCACGCCTTCGCTCACCAATTTCACCGCGCGCTGCGCCACCGGATTGTGGCAATAGCCTTCGCGCACCTGCGCCTCGTAGCTGCGCGGCCATTCGCCGAGGCTGGTGATGCTCCCGCCACGCGCCAGCGCCGGCCGCACGCCATCGCGCGCGGACTTGCGTCCGAACCATTTCATGCCCGTCTCCTGATGATTGCGCGAACCGTTAAACTCCCCTCCCTGCAAGGGAGGGGCTGGGGGTGGGTGCGACCCCGGCGAAGGCCGGGGGAGCCCAACGATGCACGTGGAATAAAGAAAAGGCCGGGCATCGAGCCCGACCTTTTCTACCCACCCCTGACCCCTCCCTTCCAGGGAGGGGAATATCTGCGCC